GTGGAGAAGTCGAAGCCCGAGCATTTTGTGCAGATGCAGGTTTACATGGCCGGGACTGGCCTGGACCGTGCGCTGTATCTGGCCGTGTGCAAGGATGATGATCGGATTCACACCGAGCGTGTGAAGTTCGATAAGGATGTGGCGCTGCCTGCCATTGCGCGTGGCCAGCGCATTGCTCTGAGTGACCGGATGCCCGAGCCGATCAGTGCTGACCCTGCGACCTGGTATCAGTGCAAGTTCTGTGATGCGTCGCAGTTCTGTGCCTACACCAAGACGACCGAGCATGTGAACTGCCGCACCTGCGCGATGGCCACGCCGTTGTCGGACTCGACCTGGCACTGTGCGAAGTGGGACTCGGTGATCCCGGTGGATGCCCAGCGTACCGGCTGCGAGGGCCATGTCCTGCACCCTGATCTGGTGCCGTGGCAGCGCAAGGATGGGCCGGACGATTACACCGCTGTGTACGAGATCAATGGCACGAATGTGGCCAATGGAGATCCTGAGATCGAGGGCGTGTTCAGTTCGCGTGAGCTGTTGGCCAATGCTGCCGCCTGCGCGGACAAGGGCTGGACTCAGCTGCACGACATGCGCAAGCAGTTTGGTGGAAGGGTGGTGGGTTGATGCTGAGAGAATACCAACAGCGCACCATCGACCAGCTGTATGCCTGGTTCGAGGCCGGTGGCCTGGGCAACCCCTGCCTGGTGCTGCCGACCGGATCTGGCAAGAGCCACATTGTGGCCGCGCTGTGCAAGGATGCTTTGCAGAACTGGCCCGAAACCCGTGTGCTGATGCTGACCCATGTCAAGGAGCTGATCGAGCAGAACGCTGAGAAGATGCGCCAGCACTGGCCTGGGGCGCCGATGGGGATCTATAGCGCGAGTATTGGCCGCAAGGACTTGGGGGAGCCGATCACGTTTGCTGGCATTCAGTCGGTGCGGAGCAAGGCGCGAGAGTTGGGACACATCGACCTGGTGATCATTGACGAGTGCCACTTGGTCAACCACAAGGACGAGGGCGGATACCGCAAGCTGCTGGCCGAACTGAAAGCCATCAACCCGAGCCTGCGCGTGATAGGCCTGACCGCTACGCCCTACCGCCTGGGGCATGGCCTGATAACCGACAAGCCTGCCATGTTTGATGATCTGCTGACGCCTGTGAGCATTGAGGAGCTGGTGTTCAAGGGGTATCTGTCCACGCTGCGCTCGAAGATCACCAAGGCCAAGCTGGATGTCACTGGTGTGAAGAAGCGCGGGGGCGAGTTCATTGAGTCCGAGCTGCAAGCTGCTGTGGACACGGACGACAAGAATCAGGCTGTGGTGCGCGAGGTGGTGGCCCTGGCTGGAGAGCGCAAGGCGTGGCTGTTCTTTTGTGCTGGTGTGCAGCACGCGCAGCACGTGGCCGAAGCCCTGCGCCAGCAGGGGGTTGCTGCTGAGTGTGTGACTGGTGAAACCCCGAAGAAGGAGCGCGAGCGCATCCTGACCGACTTCAAGGCTGGGCGCTTGCGTGCGCTGACCAACGCCAATGTTCTGACGACTGGCTTTGACTATCCCGACATCGACCTGGTGGCCATGTTGCGCCCCACCATGAGCGCCAGCCTTTATGTGCAGATGGCTGGCAGTGGCATGAGGGTCAAGAGCCACACCGATCACTGCCTGGTGCTGGACTTTGCTGGCGTGGTGGAGACCCATGGCCCGATCACCAATGTGCAGCCGCCGAAGAAGTCGAGCAGCGATGGTGAGGGCGAAGCGCCGGTGAAGGTGTGCGACCACTGTGGGGAGCTGGTGCATATCTCGGTGATGACCTGCCCGTCGTGCGGTGAGCAGTTCCCCGAGCCTGTCAAGAAGGCGATGGTGCTGCGCAATGACGACATCATGGGGCTGGAGGGCAAAGAGCTGGAGGTGAGCAGCTGGGCCTGGCGTGAGCACATGAGCAGGGCGTCTGGCATCAAGATGCTGGCGGTGACGTATTACGGGGGACTGAGTGACCCGCCAATCACTGAATACTTGCCGATCATGCACGAGGGTTACGCTGGCCAGAGGGCGATGGGCCTGCTGCTGAGTATTGCGAACAGCGCCAGCATTGTGCCTGGTGGTCTGAAAGTGCAAACCATGATCGAGATGGTGCAGAACATGAACAACGCCACGCCGCCGAAGCTGATCGAGTATCGCAAGGACGGGAAATTTTTTAGAGTGATGAAAAGGAGCTGGGAATGATTGATGAACTGGTGAAGGCGCAGAAGCTGCGCGTGTGTGATCTGTGCAAGGTGGCCAAGGAGCCGAGGGGCGGTGTCGAGCTGCGTGCGAAGTGGCACTGCGCCCGGTGCTGGGTGAAGGCAATGCAAAGGGGTCTGAAATGAGCCGTAGTGGATACAGTGAAGATTGCGATGGGTGGGATCTGATTCGATGGCGTGGTGCTGTCACATCTGCCATTCGCGGGAAGCGTGGCCAAGCCTTATTGCTTGAGCTGCGCGATGCTTTGGATGCTATGCCAGAGAAGGGCTTGATTGCTCATGAGCTGGTGGATGCTGCTGGTGCTTTTTGCACGCTTGGTGTCATCGGCAGCGCCAGGGGTTTGCCCTTGTCTGAGATTGACCCAGAAGACAGCGACCAGGTGGCCAAGTGGTTCGATATTGCACCTGCTCTGGCCAAAGAAATTGTGTTTGAGAACGACGAGGCCTGCTGGCGCGACGAGACGCCGCAGCAGCGATGGGGTCGTATGCGTCAGTGGGTTGAGTTGGCCATCAAAACAGGAGAGCAATCATGAGCCGACCACCCGAACCCGAGTTCCTGGTCCAGTGGCGCGAGTGGGATCGCGCTGGCGCACCGCGCTGCTGCCATACGTGCGAGAACTATGGCCACGATGGTCTGTGTGTGGAATTCTTCATGAAGCCACCGGCAGAGTTTGCCGAGGCTGTGGGCGAGTGCCCGAAGTGGATGCTGGAGATCCCGTTTTGACCGCCGAGCGCATACCCACCGAGCATGAGGAGCAGCGCGAGGTGGTGCGCTGGTTTCGCCAGACTTACAAAGGGGTGCGGATCTTTGCCATCCCGAATGGTGGGGCGCGAAGCCCTGCCACCGCTGGCCGCTTGAAGGCCGAGGGCGTTTCCTCTGGTGTGCCTGATCTGTTTGTGCCTGCCTGGGGGCTGTGGGTGGAGATGAAACGCACGAAGGGTGGGGCGGTCAGTGCCGAGCAAAAGGACTGGATCAAATACCTCGAAGAAGTGGGTTATTGTGTTAAAGTGTGCAAAGGTGCTGAGGCTGCAAAAGGGCAGATTCAGGCCTTTTTTAACGAAGGAAAATTTATACCATGAGCACACGCATTTACCTGGTCACGGATGTGGAGACCAACAAGCACCGCCTGATTCGCGCAAGCAACCAGGCGCAGGCGATCAAGTACGCCGCCCAGACCCGTTTCGACATCGAGGTGGCTGGCCAGGATGATCTGGTGAGCCTGCTCACTGGTGGCACGGCCATCGAGCTGGCTGGAGCTGGTGCGACGATGGACATGTTCGAGGAGGCGATCTCCAACGCTGGGGGGACTGACTGATGCCGACCGACAAGATCAAAGACCGCTACATGACGTTGCGGCTGCCTGCGGATGTGGAGATCGAGCTGCGGAAGATGGCCGAGGAGAACACCCGCACGCTGGCCGCGCAGATCCTGCACTGCATTAAGTTGGAGCTGGCACGCCAGTCTGAGAAGGGGGTGAAAGCATGACCAAGCCTGACCCATACGCAAGCGAAGCGGAAACGCTGTCGTTGTTGCAGCGCGACAAGCGAAGCATGGCCGAGATCACCGTCGATCGGATGGTGGATGAGCTGGGAGCCTGGGAGCAAGGGGCCGAGCCTTTTGTGGTGGCACGCCAGATTGCTGTGGCTTTGCTGGAAGAAGTGCAGGCCAGCAACTACAAGCGCACCGAGGCATGGTTGAAGGCCTGCGGCAAAGAGCCTGGGGCTGAGGATCTGTCTGTGCAGATTGGCTGCCACCTGGAGGAGTTCTGCGAGTTCTTGGGGGCGCTGCGAAGCGACTCTGAGGGTTACGGCAAGTTGCTGGAGCGCACGCGCACCGATCTGGAGTGGTACGCCGGGAAGCTGAAACGCCGTGAGCAGTTCGCCTACATCCCAACGCACCTACGGATTGATGCCCTGGACGCGCTGTGCGATACCGAGGTCACTGGCAATGGCGTGGCTTATATGGCCGGCATGAACAAGCCGGGGGCTGATCGTGCCGTGCTGGACTCAAACGACGCCAAACTGGTCGATGGCAAGCCTGTGATCTTGGAGGGTGGAAAGATCGGCAAGCCGGAGGGCTGGAAAGCGCCAGATATTCGGGGGTTTGTGTGAGGAAGGCCGGGAAGAAAAGCCCGGCCCAAAGGCCGAAGCGCTACACCATCCTTGATGAAATGATGGCTAGTCCCACTGAGCCGCTGCCTGTTGAGTACCGCCGCCACCAGCTAACCAGGATGTATGAAGGCTTGGCCGCGATGGAGCAAGGCGAGTGCCCAACAACGGACGACTGGCGGGTGGTCTCGGATGCTGTCAACCTAATGGAAACCTTGATCGAAACCATGCAAGTGTGCGAGGACAACTCTGGCCTGCTTATGGATGCCATCACCGCACTGGCCATGGCTGGTCGCCGCAATCTGGCTGGCGCTGCGATCCGACTGGACGGTGCTGGAATTCAGGCTGTGCGTGCTGTGCTGGAGGATTACGCCTCACTTCTGGATGTGCTGCCGGCAAGGGCCATGATTCGCTGTCACCGCCTGACTGAGAAACGCCTACATGAGCTGATGGATGGCAAGCGCAAACCTCATGATGTAGAAATAACCTCGATATAAGGGTTTGTCCTAGGTTGATGAGACTGTGAGATATTGTGGTAAGATGTGGGCATCGCAACAATCAAACCGGAGTAACCGACATGATGATTAACCGCACAGTTTACGAATCCTTGGTAGCCAACCACGAAGGATGCCAATCGACAGATGAAGATGGAAGCCGCTGGGCCATGGTTTACCTGCCAAATGCAAGCGTCAAAGGCGTGAGCCCATTGCAGTTTGCTGGTGCTTTGTCTGTGCTGAAACAGCAGGGCGCTTATCGCCCAACTGGTGACAAGTATTTTGGCGAAATCAAGATCAAGTAATCAACCGGGGCCACTGGCCCCACCTTTTAGGAGAAAACGACATGAAGAATTACACAACACCCCGTAACTTTGCAGACTGCACCTGGGTGCAGGGCTATGGCCGCCCAGAGCCGCTTTGGGAGCGTGTGGCTGGTTATGCCTTGGCTTTCGCAATTGGTGTCGGCATGGCCGCATTGCTGGTCGCATGGTGGTCGTCATGAGCGCACAACCCATAGCCTTATGGCTTGCCGACAAACTTGAAGACATGCCTGCTGAGGGTCATTGGCTAACTGCCAACAACGCCTCCGCCGAACTGCGCCGGTTGTATCAACTCGCGCAAGAGCAACACACGGAAATCTATGGGTTGCGCCTTGAGGTGCGCAACTTGTTGGAGGCTTTGAAATTGTGCGAAGGAAACATTTCATCGCTGTTGGCTTCTGCACATCCAAAAGTCTATGGCGAGTGGCTGACTGTTGTCAGTGCCGCCATCGCAAAATCAACCGGAGAAACAAAATGAGCTGCATGAACACCATGATGATGAATAGCCGCCAGGATGATGAAGACAGAGCTGAGAGCCTGGCTTTTGCAATCGAGGCGCGAGCTGCTGAACTGCTGACGCATGGCGAGGCGTGCGACCCGTTTGATGGGGTGAACATCTGCGAGGCGCTGGACGAGTCGAGCGCGAATGAGAAGATCGTCTTGGGCAAGGTGCTGTCTGAGCGCAAGTTCGATCAAGTGGGCATCCTGGTGATGAGCATCAGCCAGGCTTATTGGGCAAAGATGGCCGACGAGCTGGCCGAGAGGGAGTTGTCATGATTCGAGAGCTGTGCACCTGGGCAAAGAACGCCTACATCACCCCAAGCCCTGAGGCCTTGGCATACCGAGAGCTGGACGATTGCAAACGCAAGCTGCTGGAGGCCCAGACAGCGCGTGAGTACGCCGACTCAATGGTCAAGTTCCGCGAGGCCCAGATCAAGCGCCTGACGGCCTATTTGCACAAAGCGACTGAGGTGGACGCATGACCCTGGAGGAGCTGCGAGCCATCCCGCTGCAATACACCTTTGGGTATTCTGCCGAAAACCATGGCCTGCGTCAGTACGTCAATGCCGAACATGCCATCGCCAAGTGTGTCTACACCCCGCGCAACCCCAAGACGCTAGTCTGGGGCGATGGCGAGACCAGCTACAAGATGCTGGACACTGGTGAGGAGTTCGACACAATTGATGGCTTGCTGGCTGGCATCAACGCGAGGATCAAACCATGAACTGCTGCGACGAATACGGTGAATGCAATCAGGGCCGGAACTGCCCTGTGCGTGTGGCCAAGATCGGCAAGAAGCTGCACGGGCCTGAGCTGTTGCCGCAGTCTGTGTGGCGGTACATGCTCAGGCGTGTGGCCTGGTGGTTTGTCATGGGCATCCTGGGGATGCTCTGGCTGGCCTTCTTGGTGGCCTGCGCCGCCATTTATGCGTAAGGCCTGGTTCCAGCCTTGTCGATGATCAAAGCCTGCTTGCGGGGGCTGGTGTCCACGCTGTTGGGGATGCTGATGTGGGTCCAGCGGTCGAACTCGCGGATCACTTGGTCAAAGCCTATGCCACTGGCAACGATGGCCTTCACCACTTGGTCTGGTGTCATGCCTGGCACCTTGAAGTCGGCAGCGCAGCCGATGCGGTGCTGGCTGGTGTCTTTGCTGCCAACTGCGTCGTTGACCTTCTTTGTGCGCAGGCCTGAGCTGATCATGATGGGCTTGCCATTCAGCACGACTTTGACCTGCTCCAAGAAGTCAGCAAGCCTGGTTAGGTTGGCTAGCTCCTGATCGTTGGGGCTGTTGTCCCAGCCG